CCTTCTTAGGTTCATTTAACCATAAAAAGTTATCATATAATGACGGTAAAGCCGTATATATCAACGAACCTGGTTTATACTCTCTTATTATGAATAGCAATGCCCCTTTTGCAGAGGAGTTTCAAGATATGGTATATGAAACCATACTTCCATCCATTCGAAAATATGGTTCATATCAAGTTGAATCTCAACTGGCTGATGCGGTGGCTCAATTAACCATAAAAGATAAGTCTCATGAAGAAGAGACCAAAGAACTCAAACTGCGAGCAGAAAAGGCTGAGAAAGAAGTTGAAGAACAAAAACAATATGCTCTTATTCTAAAAGAACTCGCTATTAATGATCAAAAGAGACCTTTAGATGAAAGAATTTATATTTCGACTTCAAAGGCTTATGCTGGTCATAATAGATTTAAAGTTGGTGGAGTAGAGAGTATGGATAAACTTAAACCTAGATTTTCAGGTTATAATGGTAGAAGCAGTGTTGATGATATGTGGTACTACTCGGACCTATTCAAAGTAGCAAACTTTAAGGATGCAGAGAATCATATGCCCTTTGGGCATATGATTGAGGTTGGGGCTATGCCCCAACCGAAAGCGTATAGAAGATGTATTGGGACGATTTAGAGAACGTAAAAACAAGGAGATATATGTGTTGCACTACAAAGATCTCCGAAGATATGTTGAGTGGATATGTGACCATTACGAAGACGAAATTGAAAAGTTCAACGAAGAGTTGGATATGCTTATCGGTAACCTTAATCGACATCAACTTAGACCTGTTATACCACCTCCATATCAAGGTACATCAGCTACTATAACTCGTATAGTTGACGGTATACCAACCAATACAACTATTGAGGATTCGATTGAAGATCAATTCAAGCATAAAATCAAAGTGTATTTAGATACGCTAGCATCAACCACAAAGACAATTAAACGAACCGAATTGTTTTCCAAGGTTGATTTCAACTTTAACAAGATTGAAGCTTGGAGATGGTTGAAAGAGATCATACCTCAATACAAACCAAATATAAAGTTAAACTATAGATAAGTATTATTTTTAAAGTTTACAAGACCTTAAAAATAAAATTGATTTTTTTCCAAAGAAAAATTTAATAATAAACTATCATGATTACCATTGACGAATCAAGAAATGAACTATTAGATACTTTGGGTCAAATTCGACTCAGAGACTCATATATGCGACCGGAAGAAACATCCCCTCAACAACGCTTTGCCTTTGTAGCCTCAAGCTTTTGTGGTGGAGACTCGGAATTGGCTCAGAGATTGTACGACTACATCTCGAATCATTGGTTGAGCCCAAGTTCTCCTCAACTAAGTTTTGGTCGAACCAAACAAGGTCTCCCGATAGCTTGCTTTCTACCCTATTTACCCGACACAACTCGTGGCCTGATTGATACCTGGGCCGAAGTAAGTGAACTCAGTGTTATTGGAGGTGGTATAGGACTTGGAGTGGGTATACGCCAACCAGATGACAAATCGGTCGGTATCATACCACACCTGCGAACATACGATGCAAGTTGTACCGCTTTTAAACAAGGTCAAACTAGACGTGGATCATATGCCGCCTATTTGGACTTGACACACCCTGAAATAATCAGCTTTTTAAACACTCGTCGAGTAAGTGGAGTTGGAGGTGATTACAATTATAAACTGATGAATATCCATAATGCAGTCAATATACCAGACCATTTTATGAAAAGGGTGTGGTTTATATCAACCATTGCTCCGATTTTGAAACTTGCAAATGGAACAAAAATTAAAAAGCTCGAAGAAGCCATTAAAGTATTCAAAAATTCAGAAAAATGGGTAGATGAAGATGACCTTAAAATTGAAGAATTGACCATTGACAATGCTCAGATTTATATTGAAAAGATGGATAAATTTGACCTTGTAGATCCTCATACAAAACAGGTCAAAGGGACCATTAGTGTCGTCGAACTTTGGGAAAGAATACTGGTAACGCGGGCAGAGACGGGAGAACCAATGATCCATTATATTGATACATCCAATCGTACGCTTCCAGAGTACCAGAAAAAATTGGGTTTAAAAATTAGACAAAGTAATCTTTGTGTGGTTGGAGAAACCTTAATTTTAACTGAAAATGGTCCGTGTCCGATTAAAACACTTGCGGGACAAGAAATTTCAGTCTGGAACGGCGATGAGTGGTCCGAAGTGACCGTTGTTCAGACCGGCGCCAATCAAGAACTTGTTAAAGTGGCCTTTAGCAATGGAACATTTATCGTGTGTACCCCATATCATAAATTTTTGGTTTTAAGGAATAAAAGACCCATTAAAGATATGAAAAGAATTTATGCGCAAGATTTACCTTTAAATTTTTCAGTCATGTATTACCATGCAGATTTAACAACAACAATAATTAAAGTTGTCCGTGTTACCAAGTTGAATCAGAGAGCCGACACTTATTGTTTCACTGAGCTTCTCAACAATGCAGGGGTTTTTAACGGAATTTTGACAAGTCAGTGTTCAGAGATCATTTTACCAACCGATGAAAATAGAACGGCTGTATGCTGTTTGGCATCCCTAAATTTGGACTACTATGACCATTGGTGTGACAATGAACAATTTTATCTTGATGTTGCTACTTACCTGGACAATGTACTACAATATTTTATCGATAATGCACCACGCACACTCAAACGCGCTATACATTCAGCCACTTCTGAAAGGGCAATTGGAGTTGGTGCTTTAGGGTTTCATTCGTACCTTCAGTCCAAAGATATTGCAATTGAAAGTATGGCGGCCTACAACCTAAATAATAAAATTTTCAAAACAATTCGAACCAATTTGGAGAAGGTTAATGTAATCTTGGGATCGTCACGGGGAGAAGCACCAGATTGTATTGGAACAGGTCGCAGGTTTAGTCATATGCAGGCCATTGCACCTAATGCTACATCTTCAATTATTATGGGTAATACAAGCCCCAGTTGTGAACCGTTTAGAGCAAATGTGTACAAACAAGATACATTGTCAGGATCGCATATCACCTATAATAAGCATCTGAACAAAATTTTAGAAAGCAGGATTGATTCTAACCTTGAATTGAAAGAAATTTATAGTAGTATAAAAATGTGCGATGGTTCTGTTCAACACCTCGATTGTCTGACTGACCACGAAAAAAAAGTATTTAAAACATGGCCTGAAATCAATCAAATGACTTTAATAAGGTTGGCTGCAGCCAGACAAAAATATATTGATCAGTCCCAGTCCACTAGCCTGTTCTTCAACCCAAACGAAAGTAAGAGTTATGTGCACAAAGTCCACCTTGAAGCATGGTTGGCTGGTTTGAAGACACTTTACTACTTTCGATCAAAGAAAATTCTAACTGTTGATAAAGTAAACCATAACTCTCATCTTGTTAAAATTGTGGAGGAAAAGGAGCCAGATTGCACTTTTTGCGAAGGTTAAAGAAATTTTATTTTTAAAGTCTTAAAGACTTTAAAAATTGCGACTAATATGAATAAAAAAATTTTTTTATTTTTCTTTATTTTTCCGAGTAAATAACCCATAACTGATATTATTTTGAGTGGTACTAATACACCATCAAAAACTAATTTTTTGGGAGTTATTATTGATACAGAGAATGGATCAAATAACCCTAAAATTAATAAGGCTTTGAATAGAAGTTACAAACTCCTTGATATTATGGAGTTTGTGAAAGTGACCAAATTCTTTATCCAACCAACAACAAACACAATACATGCGTTCTTTAGGCATATCTCTAGAAGAAGTCAAAGATCAGAACGAAGAGCTACTTGATAGTAACAAAGGACTCAAGAAAGAAGTAAAGAAAGTTCAACATAAATTGGGGATCGCAGTCGAAGACAGAGCACTTCTTCCAGTAGATGAAGATAAACAAGAGAGATTTGTTCTTATCAAGAGAAATGACGATGAACACTATCAGTACTACACCATTCGAGCCCAACATGGTTATACTGAACGTAGAATTAAGACTCAAACTTTGTTATTTCCCAATATGACTATTCTTCTCGATTTTAAGGCTAATCCAAACTCTAAAACTTTGTATAACCGAATTAAGGACGAATTGAGGGCTAAAAATGTTCAATTCAGTGGAAATAATATAGACCTTCAAGAGTCCGAGGTAACCCAACAAGAGTTAATAGATGAAATGAAAGTTATTAACGACCAAAAATACGATGTCTAAGCATGCTGGTTATATTCGATCATATCTTACCTTTCATACCTTTTCAGGTAATTATTTTCCGACAAGCTTAATTAACCCATTCGCTTGAAGCTTTAAATTTTAATGCTTGTAAAAAGCATTAAAATTTTTTACTTTAAACTACAATAATTTTTGATAAAAGGTTTAGAAGGATCATAAAATCCACATTTAACGGCATGGTCAAGTAAAGCCTGATTTATGACTGAAAAGGAATCGGTATGACCAACATCACTACAAAGCACATGTGCCAATTCATGGAGGACAACAAACATTAATGTATTTTTGTCATAATACCTTCCATTTCGTGGATCTTTCGTACACAAATGTATAACTTTTTTATTTATGGTGTAAGACTCGTTATCTTCAACCATTATCAAATTGTTCAATATACCAAGATTATTTAAAGGTTCCAGAGGCCCAATAAATTTTCCTGGTTTTCGAAAATAAAACATATGGACCAAATCATCGTAAATATCGGCTAATATAGATCTTTTTTTAATAAGGTTCGATTGACCTTTCAATTCGTCTTTAAGTTTTAGTATAAATATACCCAACAACATACCACAGATGACTACGTATACCATTTATTAACTCTTTTTTGCCTGAAAGGCATAAAAAGTTCTTTTCCGAAAATAAGGTTGAAGAAACCATTCGTTCTGAGAGAGTAGCGTGTTTCAGATGGAATACGAATACTTCCAACCCAAGATAGAAAACAGTTCTTTGCATATGGTGTGATGGAACCTTTTTCTTTCCGATGTTTTTAAGGTCAAAAAGTCCATTTCATTACATGGGTGGCCATGTTTCTTTAATAGTTGATAAAGGACAAACTGAGCATTAATGAAATTTTTTCTTTTTGAAGTTTTAGTGCTCTTTTTGGAGCATTCGCCATCACTTTCTTCTTTGTTTGTGTACAAGTTGTCATAAGTTTCTGTCAACTTGTCAAAATCGTCTAAAAGAGAATCTTCTAGGTACTCAATGTTGTCGCACGGCTGGCCTGTCAGTGTATGGTGTATAAGAACAATGTCATCATAAAATTTTTTGATATCTTTTGATTCCAATTCTTTGAGGATATCAAGGACCATAACCCTTGTAACTTTTTCATATTTTTTGGTTCGATCAGAAAAAGTTGTAGATGAACCACAAATTAATTTTTTTTCAACCAACTTCATTTCGAGTATGGTGTAAATTTCTTCTGGTATATGAGTCTTCTGCTTACCTTGGTATTGGATAATACAGTCTCTGAAGTGAACTTTCCTATTGTAAGTATACTTGCTTGCCATATTGACTCGTCCAACGTCAGAAAACGAAGAAGTGTTTGATATGAGTGATTGCTCTGTAGAACAGATAGCACATACAGCTCTGTCCTCGTCTCGAATAAACTCGGTTTTGTTGCCGCATAGACAAGGTGGTGGACTGGACTTTGGAACGAACGCATAATTTTTCATCATAAATTCAAAATTTTTAAGGTTAGTATACTCCTTTAGCTTTTGAATAAATTCCTTTTGGGTTTGTTCCTTTCGAATGGTATGTTCTTTCAAATGTTTTTTATTCGTGTTAAAGAAGGGAATAGCCATAGTTTGTTTGTTGAGATTATGGTACTTTTCAATCAGCGGAGCAACATCAACGTTGAAATATTTCAAATTTTCATATTCTTCAACACTTGAGTTGAGAGTCTCCTTTAAAATATTTAATTTATATACCATTCTTGGTCTTAGGTTAAATTGACCTTGAAGTAAAACATCTATTCGAGTGATGGCATCTTTATTTGAAGAATTGTTTGTGCTTTCATCCTCTATAAATTTTTGTATCTTAGAATTAAGCTCCAAAATATCCATAGATACATTTGGAGGTGTTTTGG